CTGCGGCTCCTTGATGGGATGGAGAATAGCAAACAAGTTTGCCGAGTGCAAGCAAGTTTGCAAATATTTTTGCAAGGTGGCAAAATTGGGCTCATCGCAAGGGCGGACTCGCCTAGGCGACTAACGTGAAAGGCGGCGGATGGACTTCGAGGCGGAAACGAAACGCTGCCCCACATGTGGGGAGCGCAAGCCAGTCGGGGAGTTTTGGAGGAAGACCGGCAGCCCAGACGGGCGCCAGTGCCATTGCAAGGCGTGTCAGCGAGCGCAGCAGGCTGCTAGAAGCAAGACCGAGGGCTGGAAGAGGGCCGCGAGCGAGTGGAGGAAGCGGAATCCCGGTAAGAAATACGCCTACAGAACGCCAGAAAGAGTTCGCGTCTACAACTTGAAATGGCGCACCGACAATCCCGACAAGTGGCGGGAGATTCAGCGCAAGCGGCAAGCGCGGGAGGCCTTGGAGCTAAGCGACAGATACGTTAAGGGGCGAGTCGCTCGTGGCCAATTCCCCACAACGATGGTCCCCGATGGCCTGATCGCGGCTAAGCGCGCTCAGTTGAAACTGCGCAGGCTCTTAAAGGAGAAGTGAATTGAAGACGATCAAGAACATCGCCGATCTGAGCGAAGACTTGTGCCGCCTCTACGAAGACTTGCGGGGCGGGAAAATCGAGGCCAAAGAAGCCATAGAGGCGAACAACACGGCGGGCAAGATTATCAGCGCAGCCAAAGTGCAATTGGCCTATCACGCGCTTCGCGGCGAACAGCCTAGCATCCCCTTTCTTGCCGCGCCAGTCGAGGAGAAGATTGGTGGGGCAAGCGTCTTGCCAACGTTCCCGTCTGCGACCCAACTCACGCTCGGGGCTGCCGCCCGCAAGCGCTAGTCACAGTCCGTTTGCACCTGATTGCCGACCCATCGGCTGCGGCAGGTTATTGGGAAACCGGGGTTCCGCAAAGGCTGAGGCGGCGGTTGCAACATCCGCATAATCTGCAGCGTGTTGTTCATCTGGATGGCTTGATTTTGCTGTCGTTCGGCCTGGTCAATTTGTTGGGCCTGCCTGACCCCGGTAGTAAGAGCGAGGTCAACGCGTCGATAGGCGTCATCGTACTGCGGCTGGGTTATCGTCCCCGCCTCTAAAGCCCTCGCGTATGGAAGCATGTCGGAAAAGGCTTGCATCCAAAGCAGTTGAACCCTGCTGGGCGGCAGGGCACTTACCTTTCGGTATGCTTCCTCAAAGAACACAACGCGGCTGAGGCGCCCGGCGTTTGACTCGGCCACTCCCCAGCGATACCAATCGAAAAACGAGTCCACTAGCGGATCGGCCGCAGCCGAAAATGCGAGCACGAGGGCAAGCGCTGCAAGAAGTTTTTTCATGACGGTCCTCCTGTCTTGGTTTCTTGCCTGCGAAACCTTTCTTCGAGAGCGCGTTGGGTCTCGGCGGCAATGTCCGCGTACTTGCGCACGGCGTTAAGAATTTCCTCTTTCGCGGCTCCCACCACAACAAGGGCGTTCAGCCCCCGCTCGATCAACTCATAAGGATCGGCCTCCCGCTCCTGTCGCAAGCGGTCGGAAAGAGGGCCTCCAATGGGCGGCGGCGTGCCGGACGGGTGACGTTTATTGCTCAGCCCGGCCTCGATCATCATTTCATCGACTGAAACGCCCATCGCCACGGCCAACTTGCCGATGTATCTGGGTATGCGGTTTTCGGCCGCCTCTAGCTGTTCGATGTTTTGGCGCCGCGTGCCGGCCCTTTTCGCCAGCTCCTTGGTGCTCATGTTGTTCAGCTTTCGGTAGTCGGAAACCTGCTGTCCGATGCTCCTCATCAGCAAAGGATTTTGCGCCACTTGCGCGCAAACTAGATTGCGCATATCATGCAAACTACTTTGCAAGAAAGGCGCGACATGGCTGAGGTTTCCCCCGTCCAAAAGGCGGTCAATGTCTTCGACGGCAGCCCGACGAAGCTCGCCGCTGCTGTTGGGGATGGAATTCTCAGGCAGCACGTTGAACACTGGCTGAAATCAGGCCGCGTCCCGGCTGAGCATTGCCCCGCCGTCTCTCGCGTCACGCGCATCCCACTGTGGGAGCTGCGCCCGGACGACTGGCACCGCGTCTGGCCGATGTTGATCGACACGCACGGCGCCCCGGCCGCGCCATCTCATTCCACTGAGGCGAAGGCGTAGCCAATGGCTGAGATTCACTTTGATCTCGGCACCGTCTACGTGGACGACGAAGACCTGCCGTTGATTGCAGGGCTTGTTCTGAGGCCGCGCATCCGCGCTGAGGCCGATCTTCGGTACGTCGAATTCAAGGCTCAGCGCCGGACTCAGATGCTCCACCGCTGGCTTCTCAATGCTCGCCCGGGTCAATTTGTCGACCACATAAATGGCGATGGCTTTGATAACCGTCGCGCGAACCTTCGCCTGTGCACTCACACCGAGAACATGCAAAACCGTCGCCGCCACTCGAACAACAAGTCTGGTTTCAAGGGCGTCTACTTCGATCAACGCAAGGGTAAATACCGGGCCGAAGTAAAGGCGTTCAAGAGGCGCTACTACATCGGAGAGTTCAAGACGGCGGAGGAGGCGAGTGCGGCTTACGTCGCTAAAGCCGCCGAGGTTCATGGGCAGTTCTTTCGCGCGGGGGCCTAAGTCATGCCCGCGCTCCTCACACCAAGCCCAGTTGCCGAGCCTGCACTGGCCCGCGCGGCATCCGCACTGCGGCGCGAAGGCTCTCAGCGCGGCGTCGTAAGCGCTCGTCCACGGATTATCTCCCCCCTCGCGCAACGTGGCCCCACCCTCCTCGGGGCCTTTCAAGGACGTTGCGCGTCTTTGCCCCCGGCCTTCGGGCTGCGGGGCTTTTTCTATTCCGGTGATTCGCTGGTTCGTCATGGCAATCAGTTTTGCCCGGACTGGACCGTCAAAGAAAGTCTTAACTGATGACGGACGTTGCCGATCCCCAGCTACCGCTATCGCTTGCGCGCCCATCGGCCGCAGTCGATCCGCTGCTGATTCAGGCGCAACCGACGCTGTTGGCCGCGATCAAGTTGTGCATCTCCATGGGCGGCTTCGAGGCCGACAAGGAGGTTTACAAGGCCCTGGACATTGACGCCGGCCACTGGTCGCGCATCTGCCGCGCGGAGGCCCACTTCCCGGTGGACAAGCTCGTCGCCCTGATGGACCTATGCGGCAACGAGGCGCCGCTCATGTGGCTCTTGTCGGCTCGCGGCTATGACCTGAGCGCACTTCGCAAGCGCGAGAGCGAAACCGAGAAGGCGCTGAGGTTGGAGCGCGAACGCAGCGCGAAGTTGCAGGAGCGCTTGAACTACGCCGAGTCACTCATTCAAGGGCGCGCGTGATGACCGACACCGAAATCCTCTCGCGCGCCGTTCCTTCGGGGAGTGCGGAGAAGTGAGCCAGCCCGTCGTTATCGGAGACGCAACGCTCTACTTGGGCGACTGCCGCGAAATGCTTCAGTGCTGGCCCGAGGTCGATCACGTCATCACAGATCCGCCGTATTCGGCCAACACGCACGAAATGATGCGGACGAACAAAGTTGGTCGCGCCAAGAACGGTGCTCGCGTTGATCTTTTCGACTCCATCAGCGGTGAGTCGTTCGACGAGTTGATGAAGTTGTGCCTTGGCGTGGCATACGAATGGGTAATCGCAACCTGCGACTATAAGCACGCTGCGCGTTTTTACGAACACCCTAAATTCGTCCGCCTAGGTGCGTGGGTCAAGCCCAATCCTATGCCGCAGATCAGCGCCGACCGCCCGGCTCAGGGATTTGAGACGGTAATGATTCTTCACGCTGGTGCGGTTGCCAAAAAATGGAACCGTGGCGGCGGCTCGGGCGTCTGGACATTCCCAGTCAACACCAACTCAGAAGTCCCGACGCAGAAGCCCTTGGCACTCCTGATGGCGCTTGTGGAGGACTTCACCGAGCCGGGCGAAAGCATTCTTGATCCATGCATGGGCAGCGGCACGACCGGCGTTGCAGCCATCACGCTCGGACGCTCGTTCATCGGGATTGAGCAGGACGAGGGCCGCTTTTCTATCGCTTGTCGCCGCATAGAGCAAGCCTACGCCCAGCGCCCGCTATTCGATGCCGAACCGCAACGCAAGCCAGAGCAACTTGGACTGGAGAGCGCATGACAACAACCTCAAGCTCAGCAGCACCCATCGGGAATCCAATTCCCGACCTTTGCACGATACCGCAAGAGGCGAGTAACGAAGCGTCCGATAGCGCTGATTCGCGTGTCGGCGAATTCTCACAGCGCGAATTCGAGCCGCTGGAGGCGCTGCTTGTGGACCTGATGCGCAAGGGCTGGCTCAGCCCGCAGGACGCGCTACGACAGGCCGGGACGATGAGCTTGGCGCAACGAATTTCCGAGATGCGGCGCGAGCACCCGGAGCTGAACATCGTTGACGAGTGGCGCCAGGTGGGGCGCAGCAGATTCAAACGCTACCGCATTTTGGAAACGGCTCTGTGACCGATGTACTACCCGAACCACTTACGCCGGCCGATTGCGACCTGCGCGACTTCCAGTACATGGAGCTCGATGTTTCGCGCCTGCGCGACTCCAAGTTTGCTGCGACTCCGAACGCCGAAGCTTTCCGCGCGGGAGTGCTTCTATGGTGCGCCGCTTGGCACCAAGTCCCGGCTGCGAGCCTGCCGGACGACGATGTGGAGCTTGCGAATCTTGCGGGGTACGGGCGCATGCCGGTGTCCGTTCGGGAGTGGCGCAAGGTGAGGCAAGAGGCCCTGAACGGATTTGTCAGGTGCTCCGATGGGCGCCTGTATCACGACGTCATCGCGGAAAAGGCCCTGTCGGCATTCAAGGCGAAGGTAAAGCACGCCTACGACCGGTTCTGTGATCGCATGCGCAAGGAGAACAAGGCGCGCGAAAAAGAAGGCAAGCCGCAGTTCGGAATTCCGTCGCTCGACCAGTGGAAATCCGGCGCCTACCCCCACGGAATTCCACCGGAAGGCGCTGATGATTCCGGCCGAATTCCAGCGGAAAACGCTCTTAGAGGGAACAGAACGGAACAGAACGGAACGGAGACTCTTATTTCCGTTCCTGACGGAACGGGCGGCATGGCCGCCAAGCGGCTTGTCGATCTGGACCAGCGAGAGCTTTGGTGGGCAGCCAAGACCGTCTTGCACGAACAGGGCATGGCGAAGCCGCAATGCGGCACCTTCGTCGGCAAGCTGGCGAAGGATTACACCGAGGACGTGGCGCTTGAGGCCGTTCGGTCTGCACTGGCGGAGCCGCGCGCCAACTTTTCCGAGTACCTGAAATCGTGCTGCATGCACGCGGCTGGACAGCGCCACCGCCCGAACGCGCAAGAGGCGTTGGAGGCCGGAAATCGCGCCGTTGTCGAGCGCGCACTAGCGAAGGAAGCTCATGAAATCCACTGACAAGCCTAAGCTTTGGGCGCTCGTTTCAGACGTGCTCGGCTACTACCGCCAGCCGGTGAGTGAATTCACCTTAGCCGTGTGGTGGCAAGCCTGCCAGCCGTTCGCGCTGGAGCAAGTCAGCAAGGCTCTGACGACGCACGCCACGGACCCGGAGCGCGGCCAATTCGCGCCGAAGGTGGCCGACATCGTTCGCATCCTTTCTGGCACCTACACCGACCGCGCGCAGCTCGCATGGGGCAAAGCGTTGGAGGCGATGGGTAGCGTCGGCGCATACACCGATGTTGTTTTCGACGACCCGGCGATCCACGCCACGATTGAAGACCTGGGCGGCTGGCCGAAGGTTTGCCGGGCCGAAACGAAAGAGCTGAGCTACTTGCAGCACCGATTCTGCGAGAGCCACAAGGCGTACACCGGGCGCGGCAAGTTCGACTACCCGCGCCGCTTGATGGGGGACCGATCGCCCGATCATGAGTACGAGAAAAAGGGATTGTCGCCGCCCAAACCCGCACTGATCGGCGATCCCGAATTGGCCGCTTGCGTCTATCGCAACGGGAACGCAGCCGGGAAGACCGCGATCACGTTTGCGGGCGCAATGCCTCGACTCAATTTCGATGGGTTCCAGCCTGGAGGTGTGGCGTGATCCTCCCGACCATCAACCAAAAGCCGCGCACCTACGAAGAGGCGCTAGACGTGCTGAACGCACGCAGGGCAGGGGCCGACATGCCCGAGGCGTGGATTCTGAAGGCGCTTGAACTGACTGGCGACTACGTTCCGGCGAACAAGTACGCGCCGGCCTTTGTGCGGCTGTTTGAGGTGCGCGCGTGAATGTGCTCCGACTGCATGGCCGCCCGCGAAACCCTCGGGAGCTGGCGTTTCTACGATCCGCGCTGCATCTACTGCGGTGCAAGGTGCATTCAGCGAATCCCGAAGTTCAGCGCGACGGATGCGGAGACAACGCAGCGGCGCAGGGCGGTGCTGAAGGACTGGATGGCGATGGGACATGCCGAGCAGGAATTGCGCGAGCTTGCGCGTGGCCCGTTGGCATTCGAGCCAGTGAAGAAGGCCAAGTGACATGCTGACAATCACGCTGCCCTGGCCTAACCCGAAGCTCGCGCCGAACCGTGTTCGCGGCCATTGGGCGAAAGTCAGCGATGCGAAGCGCTCGGCATTCGAGGCGGCCTACATGCTCACGTTCCAAGCGGCGCGGCAGCACGTCGGAGAGTGGTATCCGCTGTCGGCCGCCAACGTGCCGGTGACGCTCACATTTAATCCGCCCGACAAGCGTCGTCGCGACCTCGATGGACTGCTTAGCTCGATGAAGCAAAGTTTAGACGGTGTTGCAACGGCATTGACCATCGACGACGCGAAGTTCTCGCCGATCACCCTCCGGCGCGGCGAGCCCGTGAAGAACGGCGCTGTCATTTTGGAGATTGGTGCATGAACCTCGACCAACTCAAAGCGAAGTGCAACGAGGTCGGCGACTGCTGGGAGTGGATCACCACGGCGCGCAGCGTTGCCCGCAAGCGCCATCCTATGACGAAGCTTGACGGAAAGCCCGTCCTGCTGCGCCGACACGCCTATGAGCTGGTGCATGGCGAGATGGATGCTGGCCGTTATCTCGTCCCACACTGCGGGAATGCCTGCTGCATCAATCCTGAGCATCAACAGGTGCTCAGTGAGCGGCAGAAGAACAAGCTCGGCGGCAAAAGGGCCGCGAAATCGCCCACTCGCGCCGGCAGCGTTGCGGTGGCGAAGCGCGCGCAGTCAACCACGAAGCTGAGCATGGAAATCGCGCAGGCCATTCGCGCGAGCGATGACCCATGCGACATCGAAGCCGCCAAGCACGGAGTTCACCCTTCGCGTGTCACGCAGATCCGGCGCGGGCAGGGCTGGAAAGACTACAGCAATCCATTTTCAGGACTCGGAGCAAGAGCATGACGCAAAAATATTGCAGCCCAAAGAGCGAAACGCGCCTAGCCATCGAAGAGGCGCTAAAGACCGGCACGCGCGAGAGCCCGATCAACGCCGCCGAGATTGCGGAGATGACCGGCCTGTCGATTTCGCTTGTTCGCACGCATGTGAACAACTGCATCGAGCGGCACCAGGCGCACAACGTCAACACGCCGGGGCAGGTAGGGGCTGCGTATGCGTGGGGGCGAAAGCCGGAGCCCGGCAAGTCGCCCAACGTCGCGCAGCCGAGGCAAAGCACGTTCAAGGACGGCGACTATGACGGACGGGAGCTGCGGCCATTCACGGGAAGGGCTGGCGCGATGGATGCCTACGGCTTGCCATCGGACGGCAGGCCGCGCGTGCGGCCGATCATCATCTCGGCCGGCCCGGAGCAGAGGGTATAGCCATGCAAACCGACTTCATTGACTCGCATTCGCCCATCGATTTCGACGTAGAGCGAGACGACCGCTGGCAACTGCCCGAGCCGCGAAAGTGGGAGCCGAAGCGCATCTCGTTTTTTGCTCGCATCAAGGGGTGGATCGGGAGGATGCTGGGATGAACGACGAGCAGATGTTTTGGGAAATCGTCAGGAGTGCGCCATTTGCCGAGGCTGACGAAATGCTGCGTCTCCGCAGGCAGGACGCATTGCAGCGTCGGATTGATGCCATGAAGAATCGCGATGGAATTGCTCAAGAGGAAATCAACCTCTTGCTGGAAAAGATCAAGGACGAGATGCATCGCCTAAACCGCATTAACCGGGACTACCAATTTCAGGTGGCGGTTAAGGCGCTTTATGGAGATGACGCATGGGAGTGGGTCAAGGTCTGGCTGATGCAAAACATAGCGGAGTGCATGTGAGCAAGCGCATCTTCATCCTCGCCCATCCAGAGGCCCGCGCAAGGGCGCTGGAGTGCGTCAGGACGGCCCCGGAAGGCTATGCCGTGAGCGTGGCCGAACCAACCCGCAGCCTAGAGCAGAACTCCGCTCAATGGCCGATCCTGGAGGCATTCGCCGAGCAACTGGAGTGGCCGATCAATGGGCGCATGACCAAGCTCGATTCTGAGGATTGGAAAGCCATTCTGACGGCGGCATTCCGGCAGGAGTTAGCGCGCGTTGCTCCTGGGCTGGATGGCGGGATGGTTCTTCTTGGCGCGCGAACATCGAAGTTTTCCAAGCGCGAGTTTTCTGACTGGCTCGAATTCCTGCATTCGGTGGCAGTCGATCGCGGCGTGTCAGGCCCTGATGGCGAGCCATCTGGTGGGCAGGTAATGCCGAAAGGAAAAGCATGAAATCCATCATCGAAACCGCAAAGGAGTGCGGTGGCACCGACCTTTACGAAATCACCGAAAAGATCACAGACATCAACGTGATGGTGCTTCGCCCCCACTGCCTCTCTGCCTTTGCTGATCGCATCCGCCAAGACGCCCGAGCCGAATTCGAGCGCGAGCACCGCACGCAGATGACGGTGGGCCAGTTGATCGACGCGCTGGCGCAAGAAAACCAAGCGTGGCCGGTTCGAATCGAGCGCGATGACGACTACCCCCGGGCAGCAGGAATAGGCAGCTACCGGGGCTACTACGAACAGCTCGCCATCGGGAGCACCAAAGACGGCGGCAATGCCCTATGCGTCGGCGAGCTGCTGGCCAAGCTTCGCGCGCAAGTTGGTAACACCGTCACTGGATACAAGGGCGGAGCCTTTCGAATCTCGCTGGAGACCCCTGTATGGGCGGCTGAGTACGGCGAGTGCGGCCCGATGGTCGTCGGAATTGACTTGCGCGATTACTTCGTGACGTTGCTTACGGAGATTGAAGAATGATCGCCGCTGCTATTCGTGCTGCTGCCGATACTTTGGGGAAGGCATAGGCGTGAGCGAGCCGGAATTCAAAAACCTGCACGACAAGCCGGCCGAATCGGCGTCCGTGTTCGCGCACGCGGCATGGTTCCTGGCCGACTATGCGGAGCTGTGGTGGGACATCGGCTGCGACGATGAGGCGACCGACCGCGCACGCTGCGCCGAAATGGCCGAACTCGCCCGCCGCCTGCGCGAACTCGATGGCGAGTGGGAGGCCAAGCGCGAGGCCGGGCCGACCGCCAGCGCCGCCGCGATCGTCGCCGACATGCTGGCGGACTGGAAGTTGCCCGGGGCCGTCTGGTGGGCTGCTGATCGCCGCCGCTGGCGCGTCACGGGCGAAGGCTACCGCGCCGGCCCGAACGAGGTATGCGTCGGCGTCTATGCGCCCGGCGCGTCGGCCGCGATGTTGCAGGAAGACTTTGAGGCCGTGGAGGCTGGATCTGTATGACCCAGCCGCAGTACATCACCCTGCAGGCCTGGGCGGAAGACCGCTACCCAGGGCGGGTGCCTCACCGCAACACTTTGCACCGCTGGGCGCAGAATGGCATGATCGTGCCCGCCCCGTTCAAGCGCGGCAATATCTACATGGTCACCCCTGCCGCCCGCCACATTGATGAACCAGCCCCGGGCGGCCGTCTGGTCGACCGCTTCCGCAATGGCCTCTCGCCCGCGTAGCAACAAGCGCCGGGGCTGGCCGGACGGCCTGTACGAGCGGCGCGGGTACTTCACCTGGCGCAACCCCCTCACGGGCAAGGAAATGGGCATAGGCCGCGTGCCGCTGGGCGAAGCCAAGGCCCAAGCCGCCGAGGCGAACGTCGCCGTGCAGGGCCTGCAGGACAAGCCTCGGCTGGTCGATCGGCTGACCGGCAAGAGCGACACCAGCCTGCGCGCGTGGCTGGAGCGGTACGAGATCAAGCTCGGGCTGGTCAAGGGCGATGCGCCGGCCGACCGGGCGCTGGCCTACAACACGACGAAGACCTATCGCTCGGCCGTGAAGCTGATCCGAGAAACCTATGCCGACAGCCTGGATCTGCCGCTGGACCGGGTGACGACGTTCATCGTCGCCGCCGGCATCAACAAGGTGAAGGCGCGGGCGGCGCGCAGCGCGCAGGCCATGCGCTCACGGCTCACGGACATTTTCGACAGTGCGATTGCCGAAGGCTGGACCACCAGCAACCCCGTGCGCGTGACGAGCGACGTGTCCGTGACAGTGAAGCGCGCCCGGATGACGTGGGACGTGTTCAAGCGCCTTTACGACAGCCTGCCGGCCGGGCCGGTCAAGAATGCGACTGCCCTTGCGCTGGTGTCCGGGCAACCGCGCGAGGTGATCGCCGGCGCCATGTTCACCGACGTCGGGATGGTCGAGCGCCCCGGCGCGGCGCCGGTGGAATGCTGGAAGTTCACCCGCGGCAAGACCGGCGCCATGATCGCGATCCCCCTGGACCTGCACCTCGAGGCGTTCGGCCTGAGCCTGCGCGACGTGGTGAAGCAGTGCCGCGCCACGAACGTCGCCAGCAAGTTCATGGTGCACAACAGCACCAGGCGCAAGGGCGCGAAGCTGGGGGGTCCGGTGGCGCTGAACCGACTCACCAAGGATTTCACGGCCGCCGTGCTGGCGCTGAAAATCGACTGGGGCGATGCCGAGGCGCCGACCTTCCACGAGCTACGAAGCCTGTCCAAACGGCTCTACGAGGCCCAGGGCGGCGTCAACACGCGCGACCTGCTGGGTCACAAGACCGAGCGCATGGGCGAGCTCTACGCGGACGCCCGCGGGGCCGAGTACAAGCTAGTCAGCCTCGGCTGATTCGAGCGAATTTTGAGCGAATTTCGGGAGACGGCCCGGAAGGCCGCGCCAGTGCTATGTTTCCCGTGAAACAGCGATGTTGCCCATGCACACGAAGCAAACAGCGATAGAGCGTTGATTTTGCACAGGAAAGCGTCGATTCTCAGCGGTTGAAGAGTGCACCAGAACGCACCATGCCGCACCAATGAAAACAACAGCTTAGCGCATGGTTTCGATGCGGCTCCAAAAGCAAAAAGCGCCCCGAGCCCGAAGGCCCGAGGCGTGAAGACCGGTCTAGCCGATCAACTTGGAGAACTCTTCACTCGCGCTCGGCCTGGGTTTCTTCGGCGAACTCGCTGACTCGCTCGATGGGCGGCAATTCCACGGGGGCGGCTTTCAGAATTCGCGCCACGCGGTATCGCAGATCGGCCGGCACGTCGGAGCGCCCTTCAATCTCCAGCGCCATCCTGCGCAGCGCCATGAACTCGTCTATGTGGGATTCCATCATCGCGCTCCCTTTCGGCTAGCCATGCGGTCCACCAACAGAGCGGACAGCCGCCGGCTCGATGCTCTCCACAGACGCAAGGGCTAGTTCGTCGTTGTGCCACTGGATCAGCATCGTCGCGTGAAACAGGCGCCCCATCTTCGATGCGAGCCATATATTCCATCGGTAGAACAGCAGGACGTGTGCGTTGTGCATCAGTGCGCCTGCAACGCGGCCTTTTTAGCCGCCCACCAGAGCCGCTTAGCCTCTGACATCTTGGGCATCTTCTTGCCCTTGTTGGCGGGTGCCTTGCCCATGTTGGCGGCACTAAGCTTTGCTCGGACTTCTGGCGGCCTCGGTTTGCCAATCTTGGCCTGCCTTGTGCGCTCCCGACCCTCTGGCGAGACGCAATGCCGCCCCTTTGCGAGCATGTCGTCGGTATTCTGCTTGGGCGTGCCTAAGAACAAATGCGCCGGGTTGCAGCAAAGAACGTTGTCGCACTTGTGGCAGCCGAGCAGGCCATCGGGAATTGGGCCGTTAGTCAGCTTCCACGCGACACGATGCGCCTGTTCGTTGCGACCATCGCTGTTCCTGAACACGCCATAGCCGCGCCCCGATTTGCTGCGCGATTTTGCGACCCAATTCCAGCACACATCAGGACCGCCCGAGCGATCGATTTTTCCCCAGAACCTACATGCGACGGAGCAATGCTTCTCCGCATTCGCGTCTGGCCGGGAGCGTCGGAACTCTGCACCGCAATAGACACAGTGGTGCAAAATACTGGAAGCCATATTCGTTCCTTCATAACGAGAGTGGTCAGGCGCGGTCAACGGTGTTGGTAGCACCGCCCGCGCCGCCTTAATTTTACCCGACACCTGTTCAAGCGTACAGCTCATTTCGCCATCACGCGATCCAAGTAGACCAACCCGCACTGCGCCCAGAAATAACCGCTGTAAACGATCGCCAGCGGCCAATTCTTGTTAAGCGCGTATATGCACGCTGCGACCGCGTAGCAAATGCCGGGAATGACGATAAGCGCAGCGGTAGGAGTCATAACGTGGGCACGATAATTAACGTGGCCGTGATAGTCATGAAGCGTATTCCGCGAATTTGCGCTTCACCGAACTGGAGTCGAGGCGCGGCATGGCTACCGCCTTTTCGTCTCGACGTGTCATCTCATTCCCTCGGGCTGCGGCACTGGCTCATGTTCTTTCGAGTAGTCCGGTGCAACGCGCAAGTGCGCGTACCGCTTGTTGATAAAGCCTAGCGACACAGGCATTTCATCGAACGCGCCATCGACCACTTCATGCAACATCCAGAACCCGCGCCAGTGCCGGTTGCCCTGAAAGCCTAGGTAGTCCTCGTTATGTTCGTAGCACGATCCGCTAACGATTGAGGTAATGGTGCTGCCGTCCGCGCGATAGGCATATGCGATCTGCTTGCCCTGCTGATGGCCCGCGAAGCAGCTCATCGAAGTCTTGCGGAGCTGCGCCGCTGCCGTCCCGGCCGGCCGACCCATCAGGCCAGTTGTGAAGTAGTGGGCGAAGGCCACTCCCTCAATGACGATCACCTCAAGGAACGGAATAACCTCCCATCCAAAATCCTTGTACTGCAAGTCGTCAATAGACATTACGCCGTCTAGCTTGGCGTCATCCTCGACCGCTCTATTTATCCGGTGTTCGTGGTTGCCCAACGTGAGCACCATGCGGGGCTTGTACGGGCGTTTCGGGTGTGCGGCGTTGTAGTCCACCATCGGAGTCAGAAACGCGCTCATGGCTTCTTTGGCGGCCTCTATGTCGCGTTTGTAGCGCCTCCCCTCGAAGCTCTTCTTGCCCTTGTCATAGGTTGATAGGCTGGGAAGATCCGCGAAGTCGCCGATGCACACGATGATGTCCGGCTTCTTCTCTACTGCGTACTGGCCAATCCGCATCAGGTAGGAGAAGTCATGCCCCGGCTTGGCCTGTACATCAGGGAGGACGAGGATTTTCTTTGGGCCTCCCGGAGCGGCCCTCATCTCCGAATCCGTGACACCGGCTTTTCGCTTGACTACCTGCAGCACGCGGCCCACGTAGCTATGGGCCACACCTAGCGCCTCTGCCGCCTTTCGGTTGCTGCCATGGGCCTCGACGGCCTCAAGGATGACTACCTGCTTGGGCGTGCAGTGGGCCAGTAGTCGAGGGTCGATCACGATTGGGCCTTGAGCCGATACGTGCGTACCGGAGTTCGTGAACCGGAATCGTGTTTGCAAACGATCTTGACGGCGCGCACCGGGTCTGTGAACGCCAGCGCCTCGTAAGCGCACATTGCCGCCTTGGCACCGCTGCCGATGGCCTCGATGCCACGCTCCACCTTCATAGGCACCGGGCTCTTGCAGTAGTGAAACAGCCCATCGTCCGACATCACAAGGCAGTCGCTGTGCGTGAACTTCGGCGGCTTTCCGCCCTTTTTGAGCCATTCGAGGAACATGATTCCCTCGTCAACATCGCCCGCGAACCCGATGAGCGATCCGCGCCAGCGCCTGACCTTGCGGCCCGACCAAACCCTGTCGTCATCAGAAACACTCGAATCCGACAGCATCACGCCAAGCCGGAGGTCGGCCAACAGGGTCGTCATCAGATGTCCCCGCGTGTGCAGCCGTGCGAATCGAGCCGCGAGGCGAAGTCCTGCGCCGCCTCTTTCTGCCCCAGCATGTGAGCCTGGAACTGGATGTTTGCGATCTGCGCCTTGGTGACGAGCCCGCAGCCACCAGCATCAATGCACCGCTGCGCTTCTTCGGCGGTCACGGTGATCTGCACAGAGCCATCGTCAGGCGCTTTAGGCGCAGATGCACAGCCGCCCATTGCGAGCAGCAACGCGAGATAGACGACACGCATGGTGGGCCTTTCAAGATGGTTGAAATAGCTGACGCAGGTACTTGGCGATGGCTTGGTGCAGCAACACCTCGGTGAGCAGGACGAGGTTCTTGGCGCACTCGATGGCCTCGGGCGGCATCTCTTCATGCGCCTGAACTTCGGCCAGAATGCGGCGCTTGTCCTGCACCTGAAATGCGGCCACATCAAGCCAGGACTGAGCGGTTGCCGAGTCCATGACGGGCTCTTTAGGCGGCTGGGGCGGCAGGCGGAGCGGAGACTTGCTTTGCCGTCTTCAGCGCGGCATATACGCCGTTGACAACCTTGCCCAGCTCGGGGGCGGCGTCTTGCGCGATGCCCTCGACGGACATGATGAAGGCCAGCGCGGCCTCAAAACGGGTCTTGCCGTCCGATTCGGGCAGGTTGTCGGCCATCGCCTTGACGACGGAGACGATGAGGGGGATGAACTTGAGATACGTGAGGTAGGCCATGTGAACTCCTGTGCGGCACGGAAATGAAAAAGCCGCCTGCTGTGCCAAACAGGCGGCTTTGATGGAATGGCCGTTGGAATTCGCGAATTGCGAATCAGGCGGCTAGTAGTTGTGGCAGCTCAGCGAAAGCGTGATGCCGTCGATGCAGCCGGGGGTTGGCCTAGCCAGGCAGATAGTTGGAGGGATCGTTCGGGGCGCCACTTGAAGACCGCATCGGATCGGCTGGGACGGCGTTGGCTTCGACGCTTCCAGTCGGTGCAGGAAGTGGTCCTTGTCCGCTCGCAGGTGCGTCCCCAGCGTTTCGAGCCACGGGGGCGCTATCCACCGGCTTTGCCGGGAGTAGTCCGCGATCTGCGCTTGAGCCGAAGTGATACACAAGGCCCACAGTGCCAGCGATAAGAGCGGCAACCACTTGGATGCCCTGCTCGGTGAAGAAATACGCGATCCACGGGTGTGCATTGATTTGGCTCCCAAGTAACGGCGCGAGCGCGGCGAGAAGTACCGCAAGGCCGGCCGCGATTCCGGCTTGCTTGCCAGACTTCACGGCATCGACGAAGGAATGCCCCTTGCGCAGTACGTCGAGCACCTTGGGGATGAGGGTGATGTTCATGGAGCTTCCCTGAAAAGAAATTGCTTCGGGTAGATCGGCTTGATGGCATCGATAACCGCGATCAGGTCTTGCGCCGTCTTTCTCGCGGCAGTCGGAAGGGCTGCGATTGCTCCTTCACGGAGCGCCGGTAGGTCGAGATAGCTCAGGTTCTGGCGCACCTCAGCAAGTTCTTTATCCATGTCAGTCCTTCACGATTGCGCCGCGCCCAGCGCAGCGACAAACACAAGCAGCGCACCGACATAAGCAACGCACGCCCAAAACAGCGGCTCGCCATCACTGCTCAATGCGCTCGCTACCATCAGCTTCCAGCCCGTGAATGCGCAGAGCGTGCCAATTAGCGCGAGGACGAGTGCCCGGGTCATTTCGGCGCTTTCTGCCAATCTTTTTGCGGATTCATTTCGGCGGGTTGTAGGCCGCGATCACAAAGCCGATGACCACCAGCAAGCCCGCGAGAGAGCCAAGCGGCATGTCGTCGAAATACTCGCCAATCGCAGCGCCGATGCCAACGCAGAGAGCGGTGAAGGCGATTAGAGCGCTCATGCCTCACCCCGGAATAGCGCGAGTTCAGCCTGACGGCGCGCAAGTAGCCCATGGGCTACAGCGCTCCCGGGCGAAATCCACTTGCACCATTCATCTTCGCAGCGTCCCATGTCGCCGTCGTTGAAGGCGCGCAGGAGCGTGGAGGGTCGGCCATCCGGGTGAAGGTGGGCGATGCCGTCCTTGTACTGATTGCCGGGGCCGACGTTGTAGAACAGGCTCACGAACGCATCAAACTGGCCTTGGGTCATCGCGTGCGTGACGTACCGGCTCACCATGGCTTCGCGCGCCGCGATCGATGCCAGCAGTCGGCGGTCGCATTCGTCCTGCGTCCACCAGGTATCGGGGCCAACGCCTTCTGTTTCGCCCCAACCGCACGTATAGGGCGCGCCGCCGGTCTTGGGGTCCGGGTATGCCTTCAGGCGGCACGACTCGAAACGCTTGATGAGCGAGATTCCGGCCTGAGAGGTTCTCATGTCGTTCTACTTCTTTAGCCATTCGTGCAGGAACCATGTCGCCGCACTTCCTAGCGTTGCCGACATACCGCCCAGCGCCACCAGCAGCCGCCAGCCGCCCTTGGCTTCGGCGAGTTGCAACTGAATCGCCTGTATCGAAGTGGACATCTGCTGCAGCAGGACGGTTTTTTGCGCATCTGACGCGATGAGCGTTTCCACTTGCGATTGCAAGCGTCCGAATTCTTGCGGGTCAATGTCGCTCACGGCGCCAGTCCTTATTCCACGAGAGTTGTTTCAGAGCCGTCGCGCTCCTGCGCTGCGTAGACGACTGCACTGGGGGTTTGCTGTACGGCCCCGAGGACGCCATCAGCCTCTAGAACGAGTTGGGCGAGCTTGGAGCACCACATCCGATCGAGCGTGCGCTCCGGGTCTTTGTCGAGGAACGCGCGAACGGCGCCGATCTGCGAATAGGGCTTGCCGACCAGCGACATGGCGAACCTCTGCGTTTCCGCCTTCCACGGCGCATTGGTGCTGATGTGCCAGAACGGCAAGAGGTTGGACAGCGCATGAATCCGCACGCCGCCCGTGATTGACTCGATGATGAATACTCGGCCGTCGATTACCCAAGCTACGCCTACGTGGCTGTATTCGCTTTGTGTGAAGAAGCGGACGATTTGGACCTTGACGTCATACCAACTCTTGAAAGACCTGTGCGTGAAGGCCAGGAGGTCGCCGCTCTTGATGGCGGCGCGTGCGTCGGCGTAGCGCATGGCTTATAGCTTCGATGCCGCCACAAACAGCGCGTCAATCGCAGCATCGTCCAACCCGAGCGCGCCTTGCAACTGCGCGATCAGCGGGTTGTTTCGCAGAACGTCGGCCGACTTGCCCCAGGTGATCTGCGCAGCCCGGCCGGCATCACCGGTCATTGCGGCAATCGCAGCATCAACGTGATCGAGAAGCGAAGAACCATCGGCCAGCTTCGTCGCCAGCAGCGCGAGCTGCGCCTGTCGCATCGTCACTTCCTGCGGTACGCCGTTAATGGCGGGCGGCTGCAGTTCGGCAATGCGCGCGTTCAGCGCATCGACTTGTGCAAGCGCGGCATCGCGGGCTGTTTCGGCGGCCTTCTGCGCGTCAGCGGCGGCCTGCAATGCGACATCCTTCGCGGCGTTATCGGCCAGCGCGGCTGCGTTGATTTCCGAGCTGATGGCCGAAAGGGCTGCGCTGTCCGTCAAGGCAACCGGGCGCGGATCGAGCCGATGCCCCGTGCCGGGAATCACTTGGCCCGTCGAGTCGTCGATGATCTGCGAGACGGCGACGATGTGCGCGCCTTGAAGGCCAGCAGGATTCCAGCGGACGAGAAATTCTTCGTTGAAGGTTTGTTGTACGAGTGCCATGATTTTCCTTATCCGAGGACGATGTAAGCGGTGCCGTTGCTCTTCACAAGACCTTTGCTGGAGCCGCTGCCGGTAGGCGTGCTTCCGTTGGTGAGGGATGTGAGGTCGGAGACGTAGAAGACGCCGCCGTCAACTGTGGATGCGGTCGGGAGCGTGGCGACGGTAAGCGCAGTGCCGCAAATCACGCCGCGCAATTTGATGTCGCCGGCAAAGCTGCCGGATGCGCCCGTTCCAACCCCAACGACGCCGCCGGCAACGTAAGACAACCCGGTGCCGAAGGTATCGAACCAGTTCCCCGTCGTTGACCAGAAGACGCCTTGCGCGTTGTTCTTGCCAAGCAGCAGCCCGGAGACGCTGTTGATGGTGCCGACCGTGACTTGATTGGTGTCGTCGCGGTAGCGGCTGGCACGAAACGCGCCATCCACTCCCCCATCCGTCGTCCCCGCGCGAAAGTCAGAGCCAGTCGGTGACAGGTAGGTTGAGCCAATCCTTAGCGCACCGGTCGCCATGATCGCGGCCTTGCTGGATGACCCAACCTGAAAGTCCGTCAGCATCGACCCAGCCGCGCTGGCGGTGTTGGTGACGTTGAGCTTCCAGCCGGTAAATGTGACGCCGCCGGCATTCCAGGTCTGCGTGAAGCTCTGAACCGGGTTGCTGGTCGTGACCGTGGCGCCTGTCATGGTCAGCGCCCGGTTGGTATCGTCCCATGCGCTGCCGGACATGGCCGCGAAGGCACCAGCGTTGCGGTACTGTATTTCCGTTCCAGATCCACCAGGAGCGCCACCTGCCGGGGTGCTGTACGCTCCCGTTCCATCCAGAAACTTCGTCGCGTCGTTCGGCGCTTTGGGCGCAAAACCGTGCTTTGTCGTGCTGACGTTGTTCGTCGTGATGTCCGACATCGAGATATTCGCGTCGGTCGCAGCAGATGCAAAATCCTGCGCCTGAATGACGATCCCGATGGACTTCGCGCCAGAAGCAAAACTTACCTTCGCGCCGCCGTTGCTGGAGCGCGATACGCTGGTACGTGAAAGCGTACTGGTCGCGCTCGTCCACGTTCCCGAGCCAACCTCCCAGCTCGTCTTATCGCTCGTCTCGCACCGGTAGCCGTAGGTCAGGCCGTTCGTGAGCGCAGAGGCGAACGAAACGCAGCCGGTCAGCGCAACGCCGTCAATGACGAAATCCGCCGTTCCGGTTGTGCTGGTCGTGTCACCAACCGCATCGACCAAATCATGGGCCATGTAGTTCTTTCGGGGATAAAATGACGAGGCCCGCGCTTGGCGGGCCTTCGGGGGTCAGAATGAAAAAACCGCCTCTAGGGCGGTTTGTGTTTTCGGGGCAGGAGCGCTGCTAGATCGTGCAGCCCTCGTGGAGCTTTCGCTTCGCTTCCAAGTAGGCTTGGTGCGCCTCTTCGGGTGTGTCAAACAGGCCGAGAATGATCTTTCTTCCGCTGTAGATGCTCGCCTCGAACTGTTCGCCACGCCTGCTCTTGTAAACGCCTAGAACTCCGAGCTTGTTGTTGGCGTTCGCCGAACGACGATTTTGTATGTTTATCCTTTGTGCAGCATCGCGCAAATTGCCCCAGCGGTTGTCGTTTCGAATTCCGTTTATATGGTCGATGTTCCTAGTCGGCCAGGATTGCTCCATCATCAGCCACGCCAACCGGTGCGCTGCATATAACACAGCGTCGATTTTGATGACGATGTATCCGATGCCGTTTTTGCAGCCAGCAACATCGCCCGCCTTTATGGTGGGGCGCCTGTCTACTAGCCACGTAAACACGCCCGTCTCCGGGTCGTAGTGCAGCAGTTCGCGTAGCCGCTCGGCCGTCAGCACTTCTGCGTCTCCCACCACTTGCCGGCGATGCGCAACATTTCGTCTTGACCGCCGCGATCGCGCGGCGGCATCAAGTCGCCATCAGGGCAAACAAAGGCCATAGCGCGCGACTTCCGGCGGGTAACAGTCCACGTATGGAACTTGCTGCCCAATGACCGCACGTACCAGTGAACCGCCGGGAAATCTTGAATCTCGCCTGCGTTCGCCGCACGCTTCACCACACCGAGCTTGCCTTTGTCGAGCCCGGTCAGGATCAGCACCGTATCGCCAGCACGGCAGCGCAGCTTAGCCATGAGCGGCCTCCCGCTTCTGCGCCTGTTCCAGCACGCGATTGAGGACGTAGTTCATGCTGCGCTCTTCGGCTCGGGCTTGCGACTTCAGCCAGTTTCTGATGCTGTCCGGCACGCGGACCTGCATCGGCTTGAGGATCGGCTTGGATGACATGGCATCACTCCTTTCTGGATGGAATGATGCCACTGTAATACCAATGCCACTTCGATATCACAATGACCCCTTGAAGCGGTGGGTCTTTGGCATCACGATGCCGCCATGGCCGATTACGACAAATTCAACCTGCGCTTCGAGGACGGAATGCGAGCCCGCCTGGAAGACGCTGCCAAGAAAAACAACCGCAGCCTTCACGCAGAAATCATTGACCGGCTGCGCGCCTCTTTTGAGGGGCCATCGCTAGAACTGCGCGTCGCCGAATTGGAGCGACACGTAGCAGAATTACGGAAGCGAAAGGGATGACGATGGAACTCGCGCTAATTGTTCTGCTCAGGCCAGTCCTGTACCTGGCCCTCTTCGCTGGCGTCATCTATTGGGTAATGCGTCTTGTGTGGAGGGTATTGCCTAGCGGGAAGACAAAGGAGCTTCTCTTCGATAAGACACTTCCGTTGCGCAGGCCATGGCTAACGACATTCGTGACCTGGGGCACATTCATCGCCCTGCTTCTCTTCATCGCCCTCATATCCGCAAATTCTTAATTTCCCTGCTGGACTCCAAGCAGACCAACTCCAACGGGGATTGGCAGACGGCCAAGTTCGGTTGTAAGGAGGCCAAGACGATTTTGCGGAGCTGTTAGCAGCATGCGGGCGGCGGCTGGCGACCCCAAGAGTCTTTGCGCACCTACAGCAGTACCCATGCCAATCGCCGTCGGCACAAGTGTCCCCGTGGCTATCCCGGCGCCCAAGCCGCCGGCGCCAGTGAGCGCGCCTACGCCAGCGTTTTGCATTAGTGCGCGGACGCTGCCGCCAGTCTGCGGAGTCCTATCTACAAGGAACCTGCCCCCGATTTGGGATAGATCCGCAAACGGGGATTGGGATACTCTGTTTCCGTATTGACTTACCACTTGCGCCGGGAGCAGGGCGGCAGGAACGTCCCCAGACACGCGCCCGGCAACGCCGGCCTCTGCCTTATTCATCAACGGCTCGATTGCCTTGAAGGCCGCGTACTGCCCTCTAGCCGTGGTCAGCGCCTGTGCGTCAGGTCCAGTTACGCTGCGATTGAACGTGTCAATCGCCGACTTGCGAAGTTGGCTCAGGATCGATTGATGCAAGCCCTTCTCGCCTTCGGCCGCCAGCCTCAACTCAGATTGCCAGTTGTTGACGAACGAGCCTGGAACCTCTCCATTGGGGCCAACCTTTTGCAGAAGGTTTTGCACTTGGCGGTTTACCGCTTGCGCCTGCTCCGGGTTAAGGTTTGTTGCGCGTTGCTGTATCGCCTGGAGATCGGAAACAAACTTCCCGTCGATCTTGAGGTCATTGCTGTTCCAAATGCGGTCCAACTCTTGCCCGATTCGGCCCTTGGCGTTGTCCATCACGGCCGCCGTTAGCTTCGGCTCATTGCTGCCGAACGTGTTCCCAACAGCGCGGTTAAACCCCTGCTGCACCGCCTCTTTGTCAGAGGCCCCCATAGCGCCAGTGATCGGCAGGTCGTTTAGGATGCTGCGAAGGCCCTTCACCGTCTTGCTGTCGGCAATATCAGCGGGGCCAAGCGGAATCCCGTACTGTTGAATTGCCTTTTGAGCAAGGGTGGTGTCTTGTGGGGTGGAAAGGACGCGCGCGCCTTGTACGACGGCCGGAAGCGCAGCGCCAGCAGCGCCGCCGATGGCAACGTTGGCCGCCCTGCTTTCGCCCGTTCCGACCGGTTGCAACGCCCCGGTCCCGGCGCCAACTGCCAACCCCTCAAGAACTGGCGCAGCCCGACCAAGCGCCCCGGCCCAGCCCATCGGAATCGCAAGCGTCGGCAAAACATTCCCCGCAAAGTTGAGCGCTTTGCCCGTGAACGTGTCGTTCAGTTGCGCGTTGCGTTTGCGCATTTCGTCAACTGCCTGCGCAGAATTGTTCTCTGAGGGGGCTACAAGCTGACTGCCACCAACTACCAAGTCGTTGAACCCCGAGCCGAGCTGAGCCAGCCCTTTATTAATGGCTTGCGGCAGCGGGATTCCCGTATCGATCGGCCCAAAGCGCAGGTTTCCACTGAAGTCAGTGACCGGCGCCGGTTTTTCAGGCTCTGCTAGTGGTGCGCTTTGCCATCCGGTCGCGCCGCCACTCACAACCGGGGCGTCTTGCCATCCCATTACGGCTTCCTCCGGCTCTTGCCGTCAGGCCCTGTAAATAGGGTGCCTGGCGGGAGGGCGTTGTATTCGGCGTCGGAGCTAATCGTCGTTGCGCCGCCCTGGGGGCGCGCTGGCGGGGTGATTTCGCCGAGCATGCTTTGCCCACCATTGCCGGTTGCACTCTTGGAGAGCCCGTTGTAATTGCTAATGTCGCGAAAGTTTGCCTCCTCGGCTTTGTCGAGAAGGAACTTGATGGCGTTTGCCTCTTGCCCGCGAGTGCCGAACATCTGACGAACGAAATTCACGTCGCTGTTGGAGATATTTTGCGATCCGACAATCGACTTGATGTTCTTCCCGGCGATTTGCGCGAGAGTGGCGTCAAACGTCTGGGAGTTGGCGACGGAATCAGGCACCGGGATTCCAAGTGCGCTGAGTGAGCGAACAAGATTCAACTTGGTATCTGCGCCCATCCCATTGAACGTGCCGGCCTTCAAGATGTCTTTCGCGTTCCAGATCGCCGGCAGCGCCTGTTTTGCCGACAACGCCTTCGTCATCGCGTCGTCAACTTGGGATGCATTCTTTTCTCCGAGCGACTTATTGAACTGATCTTGCGCGGTGGTCGGGCCGCTGACAAAGCCATCCGCCGAAATCCCGGCCGTCTTCATTTGCCTGGTGAGGGAATCAATGTCTCCTTGGGCGCGCTGTTTTTCTTCGGGCGTGGCCGCAGTCGAATAGGCGGAAACCGCACGTTTCAACTCGCCTTGCAAAATTGTCGGGTCCGGAGCAGTAATAGCCTGCTTGCGCGCCAACGGATCGGCGTTGAACTGCTGCCTGTCGAGCATAGGCCCGGGCCGCTGAGTGCCTTGTGGGCCCAATTGGGGCGCTGTTTGCGGCGTCGGCTGGACGGGGGTGGATTGCGGCGCGGTAGCGCCAAAGACTCCTGGAAACAAGGTGCTCAGCGAGCCCAATGCGCCAGACTTGTCCAGCGCTTGCAGGTTTGACATCGTGACAGTTTGTCCGGCCGCGTTCTTTATGTCTTTGGGCGTCAGTGCCGCGTCGATCAACTTCGGAACGCCAGAGCTAATAACCGTATTCTGGAGTTGCAGCTCGTTAGCACCCGCCGGGGACACGACTCTGTAGCCGTTCGGAGCGGTGGCGTCTTTGACGATTTGATAGCCCTGCCCCGTAGGCGACATTTGCGGAATAGACTCGCCGTTTTGGACCTTGTTCTTGTCCATCCAGACGCCGTTTACGTTTTGCATGTCGGGCGTGGAGCGCTTGAACATCCATTCCGGGATATTCTTGCCGTCGTTGAACGCGAGGTCTGCATAAACAGCGTTCGGATCAACACCGGCCATGGGGTTGCCCGCAGTCGCCTTACCGATCTCCTGCGCTTGCAATGCGGCGTTTGCCGTCGTCGGAGCCAGGTTGCCGGTTTGGTCGATTACGGCCTGATTCGCGGCGCTTGGCGCGGCCTTCAATTGGCCCATCCAGCCGTTAATCATGTCGTTGCGACGGGCGAGTTGCGCGGCTTGCTGTTTTCGCATCTCAATCTGCTGCAAAACATCTTGGTATTGCGCGCTCATGAGGCCGCGCTTCAATTGCGCTTCTGGGCTCATCAATTGAGCGTAGGCATTCAGGCCGCCCGCGAGGTTCCCAGAGATCATCCCGGCCGCAAGCGCCATCGTTGCCGCAGATTTGGGGTCATTTGGCCCTTGCCCAAGCAAGCCGGGTGAGCTATCGCCTCCAAACTGCGCGCCCCCAAGTAGCCCACCGAGCAAGCCGAGATTTCCGCCGCCCTGGTCGAGTAGTGAAGTGGTCGCCATGGCTTACCTCGTCCCCGTCCAATAATTGTAAAGTTGACTGCCTCCGAGCAATCCTCCGACCGTGCCCAATGCGCCGCCGCCCGCGTTCTGGTTGCTGGTCTCTTGCCCCCCCAAGCCGGTGTAACGCGAGTAGATGTTGCTCGCGTCCGTTAGGGTGTTCCACGGGCCCTGCGTGCCGGCGCCATAGAGTTGCGCGCCCAATGCGGTCTGTGCGAGGTCGCCCTGGCGCTGCGAGGTGTAGAAGTCCTGCATGTTGCGCTGGTTACCCAGAGCCAACCCGCCGAGGCCGAGGTTGTATTGGTTCGCCCCGTTCCAGTAGTTGTAGCCAAGCTGCCCCTGGTTCGCATTGAAGCTCTGATCGCCCTGGTATTGCCGCAGGTTGCGCTCCATCTGCGCCTGATAATCCTGCGCGTTGTTCCCCGCGAGCGCCGCCGCAAGGCCCTGATTCGACTGCGCGATTCCCAGCCCCTGCGCGATGCCTTCACGCGAGCCGCCGACGCCGCCAACCGAGTCCGCGTGCCGACGAATGCCCGGCAGGATGTTTTGTTGGAGGTTGTTGTCGAACTGGGTTTGCGTGGCCTGGTTCAGCGCGTCCAGCGCGGGGCTGCGCGTGTAGGCCGTCAGGCTCGCGGGCGTGATGTAGCCGCCGTTTTGATTGGCCGGCAGATACTGCGAGCTGGCGCCGGGCGAGCCGATGCCGCCGATGCCGTTGAAATTCCAGCCGCCTCCGCCACTGCCGCCAGTCACGCCGCCGCCACCGGTTCCGCAGCCCGACGTGCCGCCTCCAGAAGTGCCGCCGCCGCTGTAGCCGTTGTAGTTCAGCGAGCCATCCGAGTTGACAATGCCGTGTTGCTGGTCGGCGTTGTCGATCTGCGAGTAGATCCCCGAAAACTCGTTATTGCCGCCCTGCTGCGCGTAGTTCTGGATGCCGGCCGCAGTCGTCCCGCCGAGAATTTGCGATAGCTGATCCGGCGTGAAGCCCATCTGCTGGGCCTTGCCGAGAATCTGATCGTTGACGAGCGTGTTGTTCGGATCGAAGTTGAAATTGCCGCTGCTGTCGATCAGCGGATTCAGGCTCGCGTTCCACTGCCCATTGGCGTCATAGCCCCCGCCATAGTTGTTGTTGATGTATTGCTGGTAGGCGGAGATTTGGGAGGGGTCGAAGGCCATGGGCGCTCCAAAGAAAAAGGGCTCCCGAAGGAGCCCTTGAAGTGATGCGAGGGGGAGTTAGCCGAGCAGGCCCTTGGTGCCCCACGGAGTGCCATATCCGCCGCCCATGGTGTTCATGTTCTGGCCCATCGACTGGCCGGGCATTTGATTCATCGGCTGGCTGTAGCCAGGCATGCGGTTCATGCTCTGGCCGCCCATCGTGTTCATCGCCTGGTAGTTGCCGGGGTTGTAGGCTTGCGTGCCGCCCGTGTTCCACTGCATCGGACCGCCCATCGGCTGGCCGAAGCCTTGCGGGTGAATCGGGCCGCCGTTTTGCCACGGCGGCGGCCCCATGTGGGCGCCGCCCATGCCCTGATGGCCGCCCATACCTTGTGGCGGCATGGCTTGCATGCCGGGCGTTGAAAACGAGCCCATGGGTTGCGGGCCGGCCGCTTGCGTGCCGGGCGTTCCCATGAAACCGAGGTTTTGCAGGTATGGGTTGTTCATTTAGCGGCTCCCGAAAAAGCGGTTGAAGCCGTTACCGGCGACGGGTTGATTGAGAAGGCCACGGCCGACGTTCTGCATATCGGTGTAGCCCTGCAAGGCGCCGGGCTGCATCTGGCTATGCAGCAGGCCGGCGGTGTAGCCCAGGATGCCGGGGTTGTTCGAAGTGCCGTCGCCGTACACATACGGCACCATGCGCGGGTCAATCGTGCGTTGCGTGCTGGTCGTGGTCTGCGTGCCGTGCGATCCGAGCGCGCCGCCGAGCAGCGAGGTGAGGATGCGTCCATAGCCGCTGTTCGCGCCGCCGACGCTGTTGATCAGGCTGGAAAGCCAAGTGCCATTCGAGCCGCCGAAGCCGCCAGCGCCATTTGCGCCGTTGACATCGAAGTTATCGCTCATGATGTCGCTGCCGTTGGTGTAGTCGCCGCTACTTGCGTAGGGATTGCCGTCTGCTGTGCTGCTCACGCTGCCTCCGCTTCCACTCGGCGCAACGTCGTAGCTCGCGCCATCGGTGCCCGCGCCGTTGATGTTGAATTGGCCGCCAAGCCCGGCCGTTCCAGCCGCTCCAGCCCCAGTTCCAAGGGCCGCACCACCGTTGATGGACGCGCCCCCGCCAAGGGAGCTGGCACTTGCTGCATCCAGCCCCGCATAACCCTCGGCGCCGCCGCCCACGGCGCCGTAGCCACCGCCAGCCCCTGCGCCAGCAGCACCCGCCCCGGCAGCAGTCGCCAGCATCGGGCCAGCCATGATTGCGGCAGCAGTGAGAAACTGCTGCATCGTGCTGTCGGGCGGGATAACGCCTGTCCCTTGGTAAGCACCGCTCGGGCTGTATTGCTCGACCTGATCCCCAACATCGTGATGACCGGAATTCACGTCCCGAAACAGGTTTGTGATGGCGGAGTCGGAGCCGGTCCCGGTTTCAAGGCTGGCCGGCGAGTTGCCGGCGTTGTAGGTCGCGTTCCAAGTGTTGCCGGTCGGGTCCGTCCAATACGGATTGGTGCCGCCCGATGTGTACTGCGGGAACTGCGCGAGGATCGCGGCTACCTGTGCCTGCGTGAGATTTGCCATGTAAGTCCTTTATCCGAGCTTGACCCAGGCACCGCCGAAGTACCCGAAATAGCCGCCACCAGCACCTAGAGGCTGCCAATTCACCCCATCTGCGCAAACAATGATTCCGTCTCGAGGCTTGTTCGGCGCCTTGTGGAGCACGTTCAGTTGCAGCGAATCGACCGAATCGCGGGCGCCTTGCGCTATGCCCTGCAACTCGTTCATCATCCAAGTGAGCAGCGGCTGCAACTTCGGATCGACGGCAAGCAGCGGAGGCTTGGGGCGGTACATCAGTAAGCTCCCATCGACACAACATCCAGTTGCGCCGAACGAACCCGCCACGGCGTATCGGCGGTCGTGTACATCCGCAGAGCCAGAAACCGGCCCGCGCTCGGCGTGAAGACGTTTACCTCGATGTCGGTGCCGACCGTGAATGGAACGGCGCTACTCCATGTGGGCGCGATGTCAGGGACCATCGAGCTGCCAACCTGGATGTAGACAACCGTTCCCGCCGCCGCATCGATCTTGGGGCGCACTCCGCGACACAGCTTGACGACTTCGGGCTGGTCAAAGTGGATTGCGATGCGCTCATGGGTCGCCGTGAAGCTGGCGCCGAGGTCTTGCTCGGTGCTGTCGTAAAGAACGAGCTTTGGAGCCGAGTTAGCGAAGATCAGCTTGGGGGCGGAGTTGATGTTCGCCAAGTCGCCCCAAGCCCGCGTCTCCGTGGCCCAAGTCGTGGTGATCGTGGCCCAGGTCGTGCCGCTTGCCAGCGAGATTTGACCGACCGAACCGTAAGACGTGCCGGCCGGAAGATCGCGAACCGAGTACGTGTTGTCCTTGTAGTTCCAGACCAGCGCCAGCGTGCAGGTTTGCGCGGCGCCATCGGGAAAGCAGATCAGCACCTCGTTGTTGACGGCGTAGTGAACGAGGAACGAAAACCGCGCATTGGACGACGTGATATTCGCGGCCAGCCATTTGCGAGCACGCCCATCAAGAATCGACTGCGGCCCCTGTCCGTTATGCAGCAACACATCCAAGCTCGGGGCCAGGTAGACATGGCCCAGCGGTGTGCTGACAACGCACCCGCGCGCGATGAGCCCGGTATCTCCAGGGAGTCTTCCGAACCGGAAAATCGCGCTGTCGTCTATCAACTGCATGAAGTGCAGCGCGTCGTCCTTGTAGACGACATTCATGTCCCCCAACGGCAGGAAATCGATGACCGAGCCGTTGGTTTCGGCTAGGCTCTCATCGCCCGCATCCTTGGTCGGGTCGGTGATGTCCCAGCTATCGGGAACCGATCCGGGGTCGGCGACATTGCTCCACAAGACTGTCGCACGTTCCCTGACTCCGGCCCTGGTGACGTCCCCGGCAACAAGGTAGTTCTTGAAGGGCCGAATCACGCCGGCCAGATAGCCGCCAGGCCAACCGGGGAGCGTTGCCAGATTGTTCGCGACGTTGCCGTCCCAGTATTCCGGAGCATTGACGCCGTTGTTCTGGACGTAGATGCCGTTAAAGACGTTCGCGGACCAGCGGTCGCCCTGGGCGCCAGTGTTATTCCCGTTCGTGATGTCGGTCTGCGTGACCCCATCGTCAACGCCGGTTTTTTGCAGGCCGGTGTAGACGATGTAGCGGTTTTCTCCCACGGTGAAATGGCAGTCCGCATAGGGCGCAAAGGTCGGCGTCGTGAACACCGTCTGCATTCCGTGGAAGCGCTCGGCGGCCCCGGTGCGGTATCGCATGTTGCGGCCGGCCGAAGCCACGCCCAGGGCGAGTTCTTCCGGCATCCCGTCAAGGTTCAGGCCCTGCCCGAGATCTGGGATGGGAATCCAGGCCAATTACGACTTCCGAACGCCGTACAGCTTGAATTTGGCACCAGCCGCGATGTTGCCGCTGGAGAACATGAAGCGCAGGCCGTTGATAGCTGCTGTGGCGAAGCGTGAACCCGTACCGGAGCATGTTTCGAGATTACCGGCCGTGTTCGAGGTCGATGCGCTGCACGCCCATTGGACACGCTTGTTGTAGGTCGTTCCTGCGGGATCAAAGACGCGCACAACGCCGCTAAAACCCCCGCCTGCCGTATTGCTGTCAACCGACTTTGCCGCGCCACTGCCGGACAGTTCAATCCGGGTCGCGGTATTGGAGCCGTTGGTGACAGTGGCGGCCGTAGCCGTCCCGATGGATAGAACCCAGTCATAATCGCCAGAGGTTGAATTCCACGTCGCGCCCGCATCCGGCGAAGTGCGCAACCACGCAGTCACGCCGCCCGCAGTTGTCGGCACTGCATTGATGATGTGCAACTCGTACTCGTCATACGTCGAGTCAATGCCCGAAGTGAAATCGACGGTCGTTGCCGTGTTCGATAGCGTCGTGGACGCGATGAAGTGCAGACCGAGGTCCGTTGTATTCGGCTTGGCCGTAATCTGCGTCTGAATCGCGCTGGTGACGCCTACAACGTAGTTCAGCTCCGTTTGCGTCGGATTCACCGCCCCCGTGATGTTCGGGAAGGTGGTCTTCAGCGCGCTCTTGATGTTGCGAATGTGCTGGGCGCCTTCAGAGACGGAATCGCCCGATGCGGGGAGCGTGGCGTTGAGGTCGCTGATGTACGTCACCGACTCCACGGTGGCCCAAGCGAGCAGGGCTGTACCCGCCAGCAGCAGGGCCGCAGCGTATTTCTTGAGGAATTTCATTCAGATGCCCCGGTAGATGTTGAAACCGTTGCCGCGCGTGACGAGGCCCGCATCCACCCGCAAAGGGGCGTTGCGATTGCGGCTTTCGCGCGCCTTGAATCCGGCACAGGCTTGCTGGAACTTCTGCTCCCACTGCTGCAGGGCGTCCTTGTCCAGGGTGTAGCGGGCCATCTCGACCATCGCGCCGGCCAGATAGATGTCTTGGCGCTCGGTGAGAAGGTAGTTCGTCGTGTTGCTCGCGCTCAAGTTCGACTTCTGGACGAACCGGAACGGCATCGAGTACGCCGCATCGGCTGGGCAATCCAGCCGGATGTTGTCGCCGTCAACCGCCCAGTAGCGCGGAAGCGTGCTGTTCGGGTAATAGGGCAACTCTTCGGGCTCGACCATCGTCAATGGCTGCCGATAGGAGTTGACGATCAGCCACAGCGCGATGGGGCTGACGTAGCCAGACGGCAGGGCGACGTAGTTGTTGCCGATCGTCGAAGTGAGCGTCGTCTCCGACTCCATGTCGCGCAAGATCAGCATGTCGTTCAGACGTGCTTCTGCGTTGGCGATGAAGTCGGGCCATTTGGTGGTCAGGTCGTCCCGGTGCGCCCAATCGGCCAATGCCGTTTGCAGCGTTGCATAGGTGTTGAGGCTCATTGGCGCTCCATGAAAAACGGCCCGCTAGGGGCCGTCTCATTTGCTCTTCGGGGCTCGCTTTTTCGGCAGCACAAGGACGGGGCGCTTTTCCTCTTCGACGAAGAAGCCGCGCTTGAGAAGCTCGGCGACCTGCTTGTCGTTGTAGGCATGTGTGGCGCCGTATTCCGGGTGCCGCATCGGGACTTGCATCTCGATCAGGCCGCGCCCTTCATCAGCCCGAACGCAACCAGCGTTGCGCGGATTTCTTCAAGCTGGGCGTTCATCGCCGAGAAGGCGCCGGTCGTGGTGTAGCCGAAGCCCGCAGACGTGGCGGTGGTCAGCGTCAACGCCGCCTGAGCGGAACTAGCACGCTGCGCGATACCGGCCGTGCCGTAGAAGCCGACCGTATCGGTGATGGCATCGCCCAAAGCGGTGTTGCCGGTAACCGTGAGGTTGGTGAACGTGCCGGCGACCGGAGTCGTTGCGCCGATCACAGAGTTGTTGATGGTGGCACCCGTGATGGTGCCGCTGTCGATGGCGGCTTTGGAAGTCGCCACGCCGAGAGAGATGTCGCTCATTTCGATTACCTTTTCAATTCAATGGGTTGGGTTGAGGCTTCGACACGAACACCTGCAGGGGCAAAAACATCGAAGCGGATTGCGTGACCGTCATAGGCCCAGTACTGCGGCCATCCGATTTCAGATCGCTGGACCAAGTCGCCGATGCACCGAAACTCCGGGTGGTACTGCCGAGAGCCGACGTCAATCACAACGCCCATATCGTTGGGCGAGAAATCAACGGAGATGGCGTCTGCGGGCTCAGGCAGCAAGCGGCTGGTATGGTTCGTCATAGAGTCCGACATCTCCGTTGCAGTCGATCAAATGCTTCTTCATCGAGGTGTTGACGCCGACAACTTCCCAGTTGTCGTCATTGACCATCGCGCGCAACAGGCCGCCCGACTCTTCGCGGAAACAGGGGCAGTTGCGAATGAACCAGGACAGCTCCTGTGCTTGGAGCAGCATCTGCGTGCTGGTCTTCCAATCGGCGCCGTCGGCCCGAACAATGACGAGGTTGGCGCGCTCGCCGAATCCCTCATCCCGGTCGATGTGGTCCGCTCCCACGAACGAGCTTTCGCATCCGAAAAACACCACGCCCGGATAGCCCATCGCATGAGCCAAAAGCGGAGCGCGGGTTGCGGTGGTCGAACCCCCGGCAATCCCGCCCTTCGCGTGCTCGCTCAAGTCGAAACACTGCACCTGTCCATCGAACAGCGACGGGTCGCAGTGGCTTGC